GACAATATCTTGGATTGGCGCGGCAGAGTCGGGCTTCTCACAGATCCGAACTATCCAGAAACGATTTGCAATGGGGTTGGAAGCTACTCACCTGAATTCTGCGATTACATTTTTTATGAGTGGCAGAGAAAAGAAAAATACGGTGAGCGAATTCTTTACAACGGCAGAATATCGGAAATGCAGTTCCTGAGATTACTAGCCAATGACGCAACTCGACTCAATGAGGTTTTTCCGAACCAGATTCAGTCCTATAAGTGCCACTGGTTGAAAGAGCCGGAAAAACGAGAAGAAGCCAGCATTGTCTACTTTCATGGGAATCCAAAGCCGCCTTTTGTTCACACGGATTTACTCGCTGAGTGGTAAGTGCAGATAGACAAAACCGCAATCATTGAAGGCAATGTCCACTTTGGCAAAAACGTTTTTATTGGGCCGTACACGATCATTTATGGGCCTGCTGAGATTGGAGATAACGTCAAAATTCATGGGCATGTTTCAATCGGTGATACGCCTCAACATAGAACAAGGCCGAAGCTTTGTGGAATCGAAATCGGTGACAATACAACAATTCGAGAATTTGCAACCATTCATGCTGGGACTGAAAACAAAACCAGAATCGGGAAAGACTGTTATTTAATGAACTACTCGCACGTTAGCCATGACTCAGTAGTCGAAGACAACGTCACGCTCGCCAATTCCGTTCAGCTAGGTGGACATAGTTATGTCATGAAAGGCGCGACGCTAGGACTTGGGGCAACGGTTCACCAATATAGTCTGATTGGCTCATACAGCATGATTGGCATGAATTCAGTGATTGGCGTGAAATGTAGAATAACGCCTGGAAAAATCTTTGCCGGAAATCCAGCCAGAAGCGCTGGTGAAAATGTGATTGGCTTAAGTCGTAATAAGGTATCCAACGAATACCTCATCAAAGAAACTGAGCGCTACTGGTACATCCTCGATGGCGATTGAAACTGACGCAGACCGCGCAATTTATTTAGATACGTCAGATTTTGGCGTAACCGTCACCAAGGCAGACGCAAGTACCTTTTCAGGCATTTGGGATTTACGCTTCACCTTGATTCAACCAAATGGATTAACCATTGGCTTGGAATCAGCCGAACCTCGACTGATGGCAAGAACCTCTGATGTTTCCAGCTTGGCGCATGGTGACAGCTTAACCATTCAGTCAATCGGGTATGTCGTGCGAGGCATTGAGCCGGATAATCTGGGAATGACCACGCTAGTTATGGAAAGAAGCTGATGGCTCATGCTCGCCAAACCATTAGAGAAGCGGTTGCTACCACACTTACCGGATTAGCGACCACAGCCAGCCGCGTTTATCAAACACGATTTCACAGGTTGGCGCAGACAGATTTACCATGCTTGCTGATTTACACACTCGCAGAAACCGTTGAGCGATCCGCAATGACGGATGGAAAGAGCTTAGTCAGAAATCTAAGCTTACGAGTCGAAGGTGTTGCCGAAGCAACCAGCAATCTGGATGATAATCTCGACAACATAGGCGAAGAAGTCGAAGCAGCTTTGAATGAAACAAGTCCTGCGAGTGTTGAAGAGCTGCTGCTTCAAAATGTTGAAATCAACATTTCGACAGAAGGCGAAAAACCCACAGGAATGATTGCGATGGACTATCTAATCACCTATCGCCAGACGAGCGGAACACCGAGTGAAATCCTATGAAAATTATCAGAGGTAGAGAAAAGAAAGTTATTGAAGAATCCCAATTTCAAGAGTTTAGCGCGGACGGATGGAAAGCGCTAAAGCCGGAAGAATCACCGGCAATTTCTAACAGCCAACAAGGAGAATCCAAATGGCAGTTACAAAGGGAAGTGCCGGAGTCATCAAATCCGGTGCAACAACAATCGGAGAAGTCAAAAGCTACTCAATCGACCAAACCGCAAACACCATCGACACCACGCAACTGAGCGATTCAGCCCAGACCTTTGTTGCTGGCCTGACTTCATTTTCAGGAAGTTGCGATGTTTTCTGGGACCCAGACGATACTGGTCAATCTTCAGTGGGCGTAGGCTCAAGCGTAACGCTGAATCTTTATCCTGAAGGAACCGCAACCTCTTCAACCTACTATTCCGGTTCCGTTGTCATTACTGGAGTTTCACGCTCTGGGGCGATAGACGGAACCGTTGACGCAACCATCAGCTTCCAAGGAAGCGGAGCATTGGCAGAAACCACAGCCTAAAAGTAAATGACGGATATTCTATCACGAGCAAAAGCTCATTACCGAGACAGGCTCTCAGCACCTCTTCAATATGTAGAGGTTCCTGAATGGCCTGATGAAAAAGGCGAACCTACGAAAATCTACTATCGCTCTTCAATGACGTTGAGCGAACAACAGGAGATTCTGGCTTTAAACCAGGCTGGCAAAGTGGGTGAAGCCTTGATTGCGACTCTCATCGCAAAAGCTTTGGACGAAGACGGCAAAAAACTCTTCAAGTTGGTCAATCGGCAAGAATTCATGCGACAGGTTGATTCTGAGGTTATCGCTCAGATTGTCAGCCAAATGAACCAGGACGAAGGACTGACGGATGAGGAGATTGAAAAAAACTGAGGGAGTCACCCGACCTGTTTATCGCGTTTCAACTTGCGGAAACGTTGCACCAGCCAATTCATGAAGTCATGAGTTGGACGGTGGACGAGATTAGGGGTTGGGTGGCTTACTTTACGATTCAGGCAGAAAAGCGAAAATCTAAGTAAATGGCGAATAATACCACGATCACCATTTCAGCCGTAGACAAGACCCAAGCGGCTTTTAATTCGGTTGATCGTTCGCTCAAAAAACTACAAAGCACCTCATCCGCAGTCGCTCGCTCAGTGGGTGGCCTGACTACTGCCTTGAATGCCGCAATCGCGGCTTTTGCGATTGATAAGCTGATTAAGTTTAGTGACGCAGCAGCAAACATTGATTCTCGCCTAAAACTAGTTACCTCTAGCACTCAGGAACTTACCAGAGCACAATCGGCCCTATTCAAAATTGCCCAATCCACCGGAAACTCTTTTGAGTCAACGGTCGATCTTTACTCTCGCCTCGCTCGCGCTACTGCTTCACTGGGAACCACAAACACCGATTTAGAAAAAGTCACAAAAGCACTTTCTCAAGCGATTACGATTTCTGGTTCATCCGCTGCGAGCGCTGAAGCCGCAATGATTCAGTTGGGGCAAGGTTTCGCGGCTGGTGCATTGCGAGGCGAGGAACTGAATTCTGTTTTGGAACAAACGCCAAGAGTTGCACAAGCCATCGCGGACGGGTTAGGGATTACGGTTGGACAGCTCAAAGAATACGGTAAAGAAGGCAAGCTTACCGCAGAAGCCGTATTTAATGCGCTCAAATCACAAAGTGACGTACTAGAGCAGGAATTTGGCAAAACGAATCAAACGATTGCTCAAAGCTTCACGATTGTCTCGAATTCTGCTGTTCGTTTGGCTGGAGTGATTAACGAAGTCACAGGCGCGAATTCTTCGCTAGGTGGCGTTCTGCGTGATGTGGCTTCAGCGCTGGATGATATTCTTCGTGCGGACATTGCTTTCTACTTCGAGAATCTTTCGGCAATCGTCAAAGCGCTGATTGCGCCTTTTACGAATGTAATCGACAAGATTGGCGAAATGATAGGCGCAGGCGATTCAGTGATTGGGTTTGCCAAGGTTTTTGCGGCAGTGCGGTTAGCGGTTGAGCTTCTCTCTGCTTCGCTGATTTTCCTCACAGATTTGATTTCCGGCTCTGTGATTGGGATAGCGTTCAGAGCGCTTCAAGTGACGTTCAAAACCATTGTTTTGGACATTACCAATCTAATCGACAAAGTCATGCTTTTGGATGATGTGTTGAGCGTGGCAGCAGCCGCAGCGCAAACCTATAATCCATTTGCTGATGACGAGGAAGCCGCACAAGGCTTAATACAAGCCCAGAAAAATTTAGCCTCTGAATCTGACAAGGTTTATCAAAGCTATCTTCAGCAGAAGAACGCGATTTCAGAAATTGACATTATTGGAAAATCAACGGTTCAGAACGCAAAAGATGTTTTTGCACAAGGCAAGAAGAACATTCAGCAAGCCTTTGACAATTACACAAATGGGGTCAAAGCCTACGACATTGCCAGAAAACAGGAAAAGGTTGAGCGAGCAAAAACCGAAAGTCTACTGAATCAAAGTTCAGCGTTAAAAGAACAAAAGAAAACCAATCTTGAAAATACCAAAGCGCTGAAAGAACAGGATGCGCTGGCACTCGCAAAAAAGAAACTCGTTGAACTTGCAGCCTATGATAAAATCAAAAAGGAAGTTGAGGAAATCACACGCCAGCTAGAAATTCAGGAACAGGTTAAACTCGCCCAGGAAGCCCTTTTAAGAGCCGCAGCGGAAGAAAAATCACTAAAACTTTTAGAGAAGCAATCCAAGGTTGCGCTGGCAATCGCTGAAGCCCAAAAAGAAGCAAACAAAACAATCAGCGAGAGAATTCAGGAAGGCGCACAAGGATTAGTTGAAGACCCCACCTTCCAGCAAGTCACTGGCGCGGCTGGCGCTTCCGGTTCTAGGGCCGCAAATATCGCACAAATCACAGCACAAAAAGGGGTTGAACAAGGATTACTGAAGTTGGTGCTTTCCAATGAAAAAGTGCAGGAAGCGCTAACCAAAGTCTTCGACGCAATCTTTGCGCTCATTGATCCGATTATTGATTCATTAGTGCCAGTGATTGACGCTCTGATTCCAGTGATTGACGCAATCCGGCCTTTATTTGAAAAGCTGATTCCGGCTGTTGAAATCACTGCTGAACTGCTTGCGAAGCTTATCAAACTGATTGGCCCACTTCTGACGCTGATTGTAAAACTGGTTGAAGCCTTCGAGGCACTTTACAGTATTCTTGTTTTCCTGACGGAGTTTGCCATCGACAGCATGGTCAAGGTGATTGAGCGTCTACCTCAAATGATTTTCGATTCAATCACTGGGGCTTTCACTGAGTTGCCAAATGCCATTGCAAACGCAATTAAAGACATTTTGCCAGACTTTGGCAGTCAACTGACGGGAGGAGATAATTCAGTCATTGGCAAGGCGGTTAGTTTTGTTTCGAGTGGCGTTTCCTCTGTGGTTTCCGCTTTTGGCTTCAAGAATGGCGGATTAGTTCCCAAGGCGGAAGCCGGAATGCTGGTAGGTGCGTCACATTCAAGAGGTGGACAGCTTATTAATGCGGAAGGTGGCGAGTATATTTTCAGTCGCAAGGCGGTTCAAAGCTTGGGTGCAGGCCGCTTGAACGAGTTAAACAATGGCGTTGATCGGAATAATGTTGTCGTAAATATTTACGACGAAACTGGCAAACGAATCAGAGAATACGATTCAGCAATACGAGTAGAAATTAAAGAGCGAGCTGCACGAAACAATCAATTTCCAGCAGTGGCTTAAATGTCATTTCAAGTTGATATGGATCTGACATCAGCGCCTTTTACAGACGCTGTCTATTACGTCAGTGATACGCCTTCAACCTGGAAAAATGACAGATTCTATCAGCCTTTTATTACTGCGCCTCCATTTATTGAATTGGGCGATTATGACGCTGGGTGGCTCAACGTCAACGTTGGCAATCTTCAGTTAGTCAATCGCCCGAATGACTCAAGCCATCCGTTTTCTGGCGCAAACTACACGGCTTTGCTCAGTTCGCCAGCAACCGCGATTCCGGTGATTCTCAGATACAACGGCAAGCAGTTACTTGACGGAACCGCCATTTTAAACAACTTAACGCCAGAATCTCTTTCTTTTCAGTTGGAAGCCAAGGTTCAGAGAACAAACCTGTTGCGGTTGATTGTTGCCGAAACCAGCAGCAAGGCGGAATTAGTTGAACTGAAAAACAATGGCGCTGGAAAAATCAGAATCACCACCGCAGCGCTTCACAATTTTGGATTGGGCGAACAGGCATTTTTCCAAGGCATGTCAATAGTAGGGGAAGAACTCGAATACAATCCAAGCGATACTTCAACTCAGTACACGATCACAGACGTAACGGACACCACTTTTGACATAAACGTTGACGTTTCCACGATTACCTACACCAACCCAAGCAGCGGAAATTATTCTTTTGATTCGGGAACCGAACTAACAACAACAGAAACTTTTTCGATTTCTCAAAGTCTGGAATCCATCTGCACGATCTCATCAGGAATCACGATTACTGTTGCTCAGTCAGTAGTTTTAGCAATCCAAGGGGAAGCTCAATTACCGCAGACGTATTCGGTAAGCAGTGGCAACACAGTCACGATTGTTTCAGGTTCAACCGTATCCGTTACCGGACTCAATGCCTACGATATAGGAAACGCTTCAGCCACCGATACCCAACTTCCTTTTGCTTTTGGAACCGTGAC